TTGGTGTGCTCTGCAAAGACACAGGCTTCTCCACGACTTTCATCGAAGTATGGCGAGTCTGCATCCAGCTCTTCTACGAAACGAATCGTAGCGGATTGTCCGTCAGCAAGCTTAAGCCAACGAACCTTTGTACCTTCGTACTTTGGTTTTTCGAGTAGGGCGTTTAGATTTTTAAGTCCCTTAATTGCACTCATAGTTTTCTCCTTGTGTTTGTTGAGGTTATCAGTTTAGCATAGATATGATGGTTTTGTCAAATGCAACATCCAGTTGTGCAATATCTTCATCCTTCATATCTCCAATATCCTTGTATTGTTTTTCTAGTGTGATTACGGATACACGAGACCCAAGCTTATCAATGATCTTAGACTTCATGTTTCCTCCTGCTTCGTCATTATCTGCAATAACGATTATGTTATTGAAATACTTCTTAAGCAATTCAATCTGTACGTTGGATACGTTAGAACCTAGAGTTGCTACCGCTGGAAATCCAACTTGGTCAAGGCGTATGGCATCGAAAGATGATTCGACAACATATACCCTGTCTGCTGTTTTGACCCTGTGTAGGTTAAACAGAAGTTTTGATTTAGGCATTCCTGGAGTGTTTTTAAACTCCTTGCCTTCAATGGAACGACCCACAAACCCAATGCACATTCCGTCTGGAGCGTGTACAGGAATAGTCACCATGTCTTGTTTCTCAGAAAAGCCAAGAGCAAACTTCTTTACTGATTGCTCTGTGATTAATCGTCCTGAGAAGTATCGCATTGCACGAGGTCCTTCTAGTGCTTGCGTATTTAATCTTTTAATTAATAGTTCATCAAACTGTACGTAGTCTGGCTTAGTGTGGAGCTGACGATTAATGTCTTGTGTAAGATCAGACTCTGTACCCTTAGACTTGATAAAGCGTACCGCTTCAAAGTATGTGCGACCAGAGGTTTTTACCACTACTTCTACTAGGTCTGCAATGTGGTGACAGGAAAAACAAAAGAACGTTCCGCTACGCTTATCGATTTCACCTGCTGGTGAACGATGGTTTGGGTGAAAGGGGCAATAGATGATGTAGTCAGAATCTACTTCTGATTCAATATCTATGCCTGATCCTGCAAGGACTCTTTTGATTTGTTCTTGTGTGTAGGAACCACTTTTGTTCCGTCTATTCCTGTTATCCATTGTGTTTTATTCTTTCCTAGATATGTTCCATATAGTGATAATTGAAATTCGAAAATTTCTTTCTCGTGGTTGTAAAAAATTGTAAAGTCTGGGTCAATGTCTAATCTGGGTGCGTACCCAGTTAGAATCATCTCACTCTTTAACAGTCTAACATACTCCTGTTTAAGTCTGCCAATTGCTGCTTCATCGTGAATGTTACCCTCTAAACCAAATCGCTTGATTGGCTTGTGATGTTGACTTTGCATACTCCATTATAACTAGTTATCTTCAAAGTCTTTGTAACGGTACGCACCTTTGTCAAAATCAACCTGGACCATAAACTCACCCATAAATCCATTACGGTTTTTACGGAATACACACTCGATAACATCTGAGTTTGCACCACGACCAAGAGCCATAACCCAGTCAGCATCATAAGCAATCTGACGTGACCACGCTGTTTGACCAAGTGTAGGAACGGTATCTAGTTTATTAACATCATCAGGTGTTGCAGAAGAGATAGCAATGATAGGAACTTCTTCAGAGATAGCCATAAGCTTTAGTTCACGAGAGAGGTTCTTCATACGAACTGTTTCATTGTCTGACTTTTGATTTGGTGACATTAGTTGTAGATAGTCTACAATAACAAAGTCTGGCTTATACTGATCGATCTTCCCTCGCATAACTGACGGAGTAACCTCTCCACCAGAATCATTAGAGATAATGTGGAACTCAGGCTTGCCCTGAAGATTCTTTTCGTGCCAAGACTTGAGCATATCTAGCTCTACCTCGCCACTAGAGAGCTTACGGTGAGACCAAAGACCATCTCCCATAATTGTATAGACACGGTTACGAACCTCTGTCTCGCTCATTTCAAGGCTTACAACCATAGGTGACTTGCCTTGCTTCCACGCCTGTACCGCAAAGTAAAGCGATAGCCAAGACTTACCGATACCAGGATAGGCAAGGAATACACCAAGCTGTCCTGGCATAATACCAGCAGGAAGATAGTTGTCGAAGCCTGGCAAACCAGTCTTGATACCGATCTGACCTAGCTCGTTTTGCTTCTGCACATTTTCATAGTATGCAATAGCACTATCAATGTCTGTAACATCAATGTCACGGATAGAAGCAGTATTCTTCTTTAGTTCGGATGTCATTTGAATCAGGGACTCAAGAGCTTCTGTACCCTTGCCACCCTGAACATCTGCAGCAGTATTACGAAGGATATCCTTGAGGCTATCGTTAAGGTACTCTGCTTGCAATTCCTCTAGGTGATGCTTTGTTGCACCAATACCGTCAATAGGATGAAAGTCACGGAACTTATCTACTACAAGGGTAACAGGTGGGACAGTGCCGTTATGCTCAGAATAGTTCCTAATAAACTGCCATATGTCATTGTGAGTACGAAGAATGTTTTCAACGTTGGCTTGTAGTAGTACGTGTACCTGCTTATCTTGTAATACTGCTGAGATAAGCTTTGCTTCTGAATCATTCACTTAACCACTTCCTTGCTTGTTCACGGCGTTCTGCCCTTTCGATTTGATCTCTTTTTTGCTGCTCTCTAGCAACGATAAGAGTGTCTGTATAGTTAGCAAAATATTTCCATGTTGGCTTTTCTGCTACGTCAAAGTAATACTCTAGGAGGTCGTAACACATTGGAAGAGTATAGGACTCGATCAACGCATCTGCAGACCACTGCTCTACGTTTAAATTTAATAATGGCTTCATCTCATGCTTTATAACATAAAGCTTAGAGTATCTACTGAGCAAAGCCATTCGGTCTTTGCGTTCAGCCATTACTTGCTTTCAATCTCCGCTGTTGCCTCTGCAACTTTTTCAGCTACCTTGGCTTCTACAAAGTCATAGACTCGTTCTGTAGCCTCGTTGATTGTTTCACCATCACGGCGAGAATCTACAATGCCAATATCAATACGCAATGATTGAAAGTTGCCAAGATTCAGTGTGTAGCCAAGCGTAACGCTTACCTTTGTGCTCTCATTTTCCATGTCTCATACCCTTCTATTAAATACTTTCGGACCAAACAGGAATGAATTGTCCGTCTGCAGTTCTTGTATATGTCAGTATACCATCTCCCATACGTCTTGTCAACTCTTGTGGAGAAGGAGTTATGTCGTTGGTAACCAACTTATCTTTTCTTGGTCTACCGATGTGGTAGGTAGCAAGTATATCACGAATATCTCGTACCTGAGATTCAGAGTAGTAGCAACGAACCTGCCAGCCACGCTCTCCGCCCTTCTGAGACCCCATTGGCTCAGGGATAACTCCACGTTTCATAAGGCTTGGCATATACTTTTTGTGTCGATTAACTAGTATGGCTGTTTCTCCTACAGTATAGGCTCTTTCACGATTCCGCTTAAAATCCATAACTAAACAGCTTTCAACTTGATCTTTTGTAATGTTGTATACAGACATAATCCCATTAGATCTATTAAGATGATAGATACGAACTAGGTCGCCATTCAGAAACCAAACCTTCTTGCTTCCTGGAATTGGTGGGGCAGAATTATACTGCTCTCTGTCCATTATACAGGAATGCCAACGGCAATAAGATTAACTCGTACAGCAGCCGTTCCTGCTTTTTCGAATCTAATAATTCCTTCAATTGTACTTGTGCTAACTCTTGTAAGAATTACAGTAGAGCTTTTGCTTGATTCAGTATTGCTTTCGCCAATAGTTTCTAGTGATGTAGATACAATTGGTGGATACTTAAATGCTCTGTCAAATATATAAGTAAACGGTTTGTCTTCATTTGTCTTTACGTTAGCGTTGTCAATAACGTTTACAAATCCAGCAATAGTTCTTACCTCACTTGAACGAACACTGCTGATAGCTTCTTTTGCAGTTTGAATTGAGGAATATGAGGAAACACGAAGTCCGATCTCATTCCACAAATTATTAATTTCTTCAATTATTCTATAAACTAGTGCTAGATCAAAGGGCTGACCTCTATTTGGAAGTGGAAGTTTCATACTATTATTATACCAGACTAGAGGGCTATTCTATCAGTCTTTGCAATTTGAAGAGATGTATCTAGAACTTTCTTTGTCCCTTCAAGTTGAATAATTACTGCCGCTGTTTTATAACGCAAAGTACCGTTTTGGGTTATTGCTGATTGGAAAGTATATGTTTTTTCTCCTTCTCCAGTTAATGGATAAGTTGCTAAATATCTATATTGACGATATCTTTGTTCTGGACTTGCAAGATTTGCTGTTGCAAAATAACCAGCTGTTTTTGTACCAGACGCTGAGTTGCTGCTATCACCAGTAAATGTAATAGAGTATGGACTAGGTGATTCTAAATCAATAGCGGTAATTACCATGTCTGTTCCACCTTCAGTAGCAATGCCGTCGTATGCAGCACCTACTCCGACCACATCTATTCTGTCTCCAACTTTAAAATTTTTAAGTTCTTCTGGAATAAATTCTGAAGTAAAAGAAAAAGTTTTAACATTTCCAACAGAGCTATCTGTTGCATTGTAAGTTGAAAGATCTATAGAGTATGAAACAAATAGGTCGTAGCTAGATACGTTATCATCTACCCAATCTACTACAAATTTTGTAGTTGTCAAATTATCGATTGATTTTACAGTTGCCTGAAGTCTAGTTGGTCCATCAATATAATAAATGGGGGACCAGGTAGTAGATTGATTAAGATCTGAAGACTTTACTTTATATCTAAGTGCAAGCTTGTTACCTGGTAATCTTGGTGGAAAAGAGGTTGTTGATATCTGTGCCTCGAATATTTCTTGACCAGCCACTAGATAGCACCACCAGTATCTACAGCAAATTTAAACTCTATAAAGTTATTTGTGTTTCTTTGTTTTACTACTGGGTAGTCTGTAATTGATGCCCCATTGGATGCTGTCGATGTTTCTGCAAGCAAAGAATATCCAGTAAGTCCATATAGTGGGTTTGCAGTAGCGGAAGATATGTTTTCAAAACGAAGTCCATCTAGGGCTATCCAGTGATCTCCCAAAAGCTTTCCTACTATGCCCCCAGGAGTTGAATTAGAACCTATATTTGAAGTTATTATTGAATAGGTAAAAGCTGTTGCGTTTACGTTTGTTACAACTTGATGCAAACCATTGTAGCCAGTTCTGTTTGTTATAAAAATTTTATCTCCTGCTGCTAATCCATGTGGAGCAGATGTTGTTATTGTGGCTACATTGCTTGTAAGAACTGATGTAGAAATATTAGGTCCAGCATTAGCAAAAACTGATGCAAAAATTTTAACAGTATTTACAGAAGACCATTGAAAGTTTGGTGTTGTTTTAAGTTCTGATCTTGACTTTTGTACAACATAATATTGAGAGTTTGCATTATTTGCCTTTAAGTCTGTTGAATTTAGTGAAAATTGCATATTAGCATATTCGCTAACTCCCAGTGTTTCAGAGTCTGCAAACTGAACAATCATATTGATACCACTTATGCTTGAATATTGTGTGGCATTTGCAAAATCTGTAATTACTGAAAATGCCAACTTTAATACGTCGTCTGCTGAGTTTTTATCAAATGAGAATGATACGTTTTGATGGTGAATATGGGATTGATTTTCAGGAAAAGAATCGTTTTCGTAAACTGAATATATTGAAGAGGAAACATTTTGAGCAGAAGCATTTGAAAGATAGGTATTTATTGCTGAAGTATTTCCTCTAAGCATTAATGTTTTTGATTCAAAACGTGGTTGTTCTTTTGATGTTTTTCTAAAGTAAGTATCAAATATTGGATCGTATGAGTTAATCAAAACAAAGTTATCATTGGTTATGTTCGTTGCACCATTGGCGGCATATCCTGCACCACCTACATAAGAAACTGGTTTTTCAACAAGATCTGAGTGATACTCCCAGTTTTCTGTATCGGAAAAATTAAACAATACCCTGCTATCAATAGTACTTGCTGTTGGGTTGCTTCCAGAAGGATAGATTCCAATTTCTGTCATTCCATATTGCTCAAGGTTTGGAAGTTCTGAAGTAAATACAACCTTGGTCAAATTGCTTTCATTAACAATTCCACGAGAAACAATGGGAACTCTAAACATTTCAAAGTCTAAAGATGTTTTATCAACATAGTTATACGTAACTGTACCATTTGCTGCTGGAGTAACGGTTGCACTTGTTATTGGGTCTGTAAGAATATTGGGTAACGCTGTTGTAAAAGCTGTTGCATTTGGAACTGTGACAATTGTATATCCTCTATCAAAAACATTATCTACCCCATTGATAAATACCTTATCTCCTACTTTAAATGTATGTGCAGCATTTGTTCTAAATGTTGCAACATTAGAAACAAGTGATGCAGAGTTTACATAGAATGTCATTGTTGATAGTGGGTTAGCCCCACAGCCAATAGCAATGTATCCAGCGTACCCTGGAGCTTGGTTTACCAAGTATTTGGCAAGTACGTTTTTACCTTTTGTTGTTAGCATTTTTATATCCCTTCAAACATTATATCATCTGAAACAGTAGCATATGCCAAAAATTCAACTTCTACGCTATCGCTATCTCTCATATTTGATAGTCGTATGGTTATTGTGCCTGTAGCATTGTTTAGTTCTACAATATTTATTGTAAGATCTTCTGGAATATATGTTTCTAGTGGCATACCAAAAGAGGCAAATGTATTTCCTATTCCGTCGGAAAAAACAATTGGCTCTCTTTGAATATAAGATGTTCCAGTTCCTGGAGTAGCACTATACTGTTGATTTAGTGGGCTATTTACAAAATCGGATCTTGAAATATCTAAAACTTCTTGACCACCAATTTCAGCAAAAATAAAGTCCTGCATACTTTCAAGAGAGAGGTAGTCTTCACTAAGTATGATGTCTGGTCGTGCTGCCTTTACGCCACGTCTATCTCTTGCATATAGCGGTTCTGGCAAAAATATATTATTAGCTAATGGCGTTTCTTTATTTTTTTTATTTTTGCCTCTTCTTCTTCCTCTTGCCATTACGATACCTCACTTACATATATTGTCATATCTGGACCATCTTCATTTCTGCCATACTCAATATTGTATATCACAAATCGCTTAGATGAGTCAGCAACTTCATCAATTAGGTCTCCGTGAGTATTTCTAGTTTTATAATTAATTGTAACAATGTCACCAAGCTGTAGAGTTGGCGTTGGGAAGATTGACAGTCCTATGGATAGCCTTGGGTCTAGCATTTTTTCTATTAGCCACCCCATCAATTCTTCTGCCTGGTCTGCATCTTGTATATATGTTGCATCGATTGAGAATTCGTTACGTCCATTTGTTACACGACTATTCTTAATAAGCCTTAGATTTTTTGCTGCAGTATTAGGATTGTCTATTGAACTTTCTAAAACAGAATTGTTAAAATCTGGATTTGACAAGTCACTCTTGACTTTTAAATATTCGTCGAGTGTGAGTTGACGGTCTGACTCTTGTGTAAATGTAACACCAAGAATTCTTAAATAATTACCGCTTGTTTCATCTAGGTTTACAGCTGAGTCGGTTGTATTGAATATCAAAAACTCTGCACCGTATGCGTTTCCAGTATATCCAGCAACAGCATAGCCCTTTAGTTTATTAAATGTTGGTGCAATTTTTGAAATAAATGCAGGATACGCTTTGTCGTATCTAAAGTTAAAGTAAGCAGACTCTCTCATAATTGTTCCAAATTCTTCAAAATACATTTTATGGTCTGGCTGATGAAGTGGGCTAATGCCCTTTATATATGTATCCTGAACGGCACTGCTTACCGAGTACTTTCTAAATGAGTTGTCAGTATCTGTTTCTTCATTAAAAATTGAGCCAGATCTTAAAGGAGCATCCTGAAGGTTAACGCCATTATTTGACTTGTCCTGCTCAATAGCATAAATGTTTTCAAACATTACCTTTGATGTGCTTCTAACAAATGGACCAATAGTATTAAGTACTGGAAGTGGTACTGGATCTATTACTGTTCCAATTAATTTTTGATTTAAGTATAGATAAAACTTTCTTCCAGCACTAGGTGTTCCATCTTCATTAGCAATACCATCATAATTATTATCAAAAATATCTTCATACTCAACAGCTAGATCATAGACGCTTGGATTTTGTTCACCCTTTAATCTGTGCTGACCAGTAAATTTGCCATCGTCAACAACTATATTTGAAAGACCTTCCCATAATTTATATGGTACTGCCTTGTTTTTTATATTTACAGTGTAAGATGCAACAGCATTTAAACTAGACAAATCAATAGTTTCTGAAGATGTTGCCTTGTCTCCCCTTACAGTAAAGCTACTTCCGTCTGCCGTTAGAACTGTGTATGGCTGCTCTGCCGTTCTTTCATAAGAGCTATAGGTGTCTCCATCTATTGATACTGCCACAAAGTCTCCAGCCTTAAAAGAATTTGCCCCAGTAAATTTAATCTCTCGTGATTTATTTGTTCTTATTATTGATTCTAAAGTAGCATTTGACTTTGTTACTGTTTTATAGAACATTACATTTACAATGCCGTCTTCATTACTATATTCATCTATATTTCCTGCAGTAAGTGCAGCAATCTCAAAGAAATATCCACGACTTCTAGTTTCATCAAACATAAAGGTTATGCCACCAGATGATGCATAAACTGTTTTGTTTTCAGTAGAATTTTTAGGGGTAACTGTAGCTACTGGATTAGCACCATATGGAGTCTGAACACTGTGATCATTATTATCTAGCCTTCCAATAATTCTTAATCTGCCGCCAAAAAGTTTTGGGGTTATCCCTTCGGCTGTTAAATCTTTTTTAATATAAGCTATAAAATCTTGCGGTTTTCCATATACTGGTTTTGCTGTAGATCCAGTCATAACTAGAGCTGATGATTGTACCGTTCCTGTTTGTGTAGACTTTAAAGAGTTTAGGGTATCTTCAGAGTAATAAGCAGAAGAAAGCATGTTTTTAATAATTCCAGTTCTTACTGTTTCTTTTGCAATAGTTTGTGCTGCTGTTTCTGCATCACTTGGATTTCCTAATCCAAGACCTGTTGTTATTATTGGATCGGCTAATAGTAAGTCTCTTGCTTTAATTCCTTTTCCACTAATATAGATTTCTTGGTCAACAACAACATTTTCACAGTCATTATTTACAATTATAGTATCTTTACCCTTTTTTTTCACAACTTTAGTGTTAGGTGGAATACCTGATCCAGTAACAATACTTTTTTTATCTATTCCTTTATTGCTAACAAGAGTAATTTCTTTACTAGGACTTCCAAGTGGAATTGCTACTGTTACTAGTACTGTAAGCTCGTTGTTTGATTTATCATTAAATAAATAATCAGAATCCATAAACATTCCAAAAATATAATCATCGTCTGTCCAGTCTGTACCTTCAATACCTGCCTTGTGATCCACTATGCTTGTGTTAAACTGACCACGACCATGCTTATTTACTGCACCATTTTTGAGTCTAGTTTTTGTAACTCCGTTATCACTGTATGATTCGTAGAACGGTTCAGCAAAAATTCTTACACGTCCAGTAGGATACATCTTTCCATTAAAAGGAATCTGTGCAAAATAGTCTTGGTATTCTTGAACATTGTTTATCCAAACATTGCTTGAATCATTTTCAATATTAAAGACCAGGCTACCAGAAGCTGTTGCAGCACTAGACAAAGTAATTACTGTAGTTATTTGTATAGCACTTTTTTCATATATATCAACTACTGACTCTGTTTGTGTTACTGAGGCTATTGTTGTGTTGGCTGCAATGTTTCCAGTACCCGAAACTTTTACAATCTTTTGACCAGGCTTTACATTTTTAAATATTCTAGATACTGTAGTGATAGTGGTATTTCCATTAAGAGTACTAGTTGTCAGGTTCGAGCCTATTAGCGGTTTTGCAACGTTGTACTCTACTGCATCAAACTTAATCATTTCTCCGTTTGCGTAGAAGTATCCATTGTAACGTGGTATCCAGTAGACACCCTCGCCCAAGTCCATCACATTATTGACTATTTGATTGTTCTGTACTGTAGGAATAACATTAGACAAGTTTGAGTTAAGAGGAATAGCAGACAATACATATGCCCCCTGTTTTGCTTTTTCTTCGTTTATCGACTTTGAGTTTTCGCTAGGTTCAATTTCCCAAAGTAGCACTGGCTTATACTGCCAAGTTTTATCTCTGTCAATAAATGATGCCTGTCTAATTTCTCCATAACTCTTTTGAATATATCGTGAAGTATATTTAATTGAGCCATCATTAAAAATATTTTTGTCTACGGAACCAATTGATTTAATATTTGATAGTGGCACAGCGGTATTTGCTGTTTTATTATTTAATATGCCAGTCTTAATAAAGTCTGTTGTTCCATATAACGTAAAGTTAACTTCCTCATTTGGATTATTTGGTTGACGATCTCCAGGATTTGGCATCATGTATCTCTTGCTCATAAGAATAAAGTTATTGTATTCATCAAAGAACATGGCTGTCTGAGTTGATACCGCTAAATCTTCTAGGACCTGTGCAACGCTTGTGTCTGGTGCAACAAAGAAAAAGGGAATGATTGGATCATTATCATTAACTGACTTGTAGTATGCATAATTTGAAAAGCCGATTGAGTCCATAACCATTGCTACAGCATAGCTAAGAGAGACGTTGGTTAGTAAAAGTTGTGGGGCAGTAAGTGACTCAAAGTGAAAGAACATGTCCCTTAACTGTATTGTTGCCATTCTAGAGTTATTGTCAAACTCTGGGAATGACTCTGCATATAATGTTTTAATTGGAACATAATACCACTTTGAAGTATCTTCCATATCTTCCTTGATTATTTCAAAGAATTTTAGTTGTAGGTTTCTATTTACAAAATTAGCAATAACACTTCCAGTTGGGTTTGAGGCTGAAATTTGATTGTTTCTATTCAGAACTTGATCATAATCTGCTATTGTAATTGATCCAGTTGAGGCTAGTAGTTGTCCAACTGGCATACCACTCATTCCAAGATCTGAAGCAACCCTGCTAGTCTTGTAATCTTTTGTAATTGAAGAAAAGTCTGCAGCAAGACGTGGAGAAAGTTCGATAAGTTCAAAGGGAACGTCTTGTCTACTCATTGTTTTTACAACAATTCTTAAGCCTTTAATAAACATGAACTCTTCATACTCCCCAGGAAGATGCTGGGTTCCTTCTAGTTCTACAACACTACTGAATTTAGTCATAATTGATGTGTTGCTAGATTGTGACTGTGAGCCAAGATACCAGTTATAGTCGTCTCCGTTTTTACCGTAGTGAAGTTCTACATATCCATCCCTTGAAATAACTGGAAAACCGTTATCTTTGCCATCTGGGTAAAGGGTTCCAAAGTCTACGGCATCTTGCCAAGTTAAAACATTTGTAGTTGGATTTTCTTCAAGGTATTGAATTTTCCAATCTATTGGAATTGTTCTATTTTGAATGGTTTCGATGCTGTCAAAGAGTGGGTCATTAACCATTTGATATGAACCAGAATTAATAGGGTCTTGCTTTACTGAGCCAACATGTGTTTGCATCTTAACAATAATTCTATTTACTGGAACTTTTTCCTTGTACACAATAAATGGAGCCGCATCGTCAATGAGGTATGTGGTTACTGTTTCAGATACTACACAGGCTTTTGCAGAAATTCCTCTCTCTACCGCCACGTTTCCAGACTCTTCTTGTCTAAATGATGTCCAGTATTTAAACTTATCTTCTTTATCTGAAACATAGTAACGAGGTCTGCTCATCATATCTGGACCATCGCTATGAGAGTATCGTGAATTTGCTATGTCCCCATAGTACACTGCTTTATTGATTCCAGATCTTGGTCTAAATCTGTTAAAGCAATCTTCCAAAGAGAACAGAAGCTTTTTTCTCTCTTGAATAGAAGTAAAAACAACTGGATTGTTGCTAGTGTCAATACCACCATCAATTACAACATCAGAGTCTGTTGCCCCAGTATAGGCGTTCAGAGCGTCTGTGGGGTCGTATGTCGTTGTAATGACTCCAAAGTTTATAGTATTTGGGGTATTTGGGCTTGCAATTGTTTGACGGTATCTATAGTTTCCAATTGCATCGAAGTTTTCTGCATAGTTCATATTAATTTCAGCAAGGATCAAAGACTCACCATGAACGGTTGCAGACGTTTCTAGGTGTGATTTGAGATTACTGTTTATGAACATTATACCTCTTCTAGTGTAACAGAAATGTCATAGTAATCGAAGTTGTTTGCTCCACGTTTTTGAATAGAGTAGGAGAAGTCTGCAATGTACATTTCAACGCCTTCGTTATATACATCTAGATATGCGTATTTATCAGCCTGAGCCTCAAAGTTATTAAACTTGTCGTAAGCAAGGTATACCCAAAATGGTCCAGTATGATTTTCATACCAGTCTAAGATATCTACCCCACCAGCACCACCATCTACTGTGTGCTGAAACTCTCTGGGGGATGCTGCAAGTGATGGGTTTTCTGAAATACCAGTTGAAAGATTAAAGCTGGGGTCACCTGCAAATGCTCGTGAAGGTAGCATCTCCCACGAAACAGAAATTGACATTTTATCTGCAGTGTGATAAGAACGCATACGACCATTAATCATTCTATCTCTGGTTTCAATTCTTAGTTTGCTAACTTCAATTGGAGAGCGATTATGATCTGAAAGTATCAAGACAGTAGATTGATCTGTTATTGTGGCTGGCACTGTAAGAGCATTGTATGTAGTGTCACTCTCAGTCCACATCATTCCTTGTGGTCTGCTGTATTTTTGTCTGCCGTCAAAGTATCCCATTATAGTCTATTACCCCTTATTCTGTAAGAATCTGTACGCTTTACGTTTTGTGCTACTGCTCGTGCAATCTGGTCTGGATCTGCATCTGTATTAACGTTTACGCTGATACTATAATTATACACGCCTGAAGATCCACTAGCACTACCATTGTTGATTGCTTCTAGATTCTTTACCCCAAAGTTTTGAACGGCAGGTCGTTTAACAACAAACTCTCCAGGAGTAAGCATGGCAGGAACGGTATCTGAACCTAAAGGATTTCCAACTTCATTTCCTCCTGAGAAATATGACATAACTTTACCACCAACAGCGTATCTTCTTATCATTCCTCCGCCAGCGTATCCTCTTATCATTCCTCCGCCAGAGACATTTCTATAGTCTCTCTTAGCCTGACGCATTTCTAGTTTTGCAAGTCTAGCCTCAAGCTCTGCACGTGTCTTTCCCTTAAACATTACACTTGCAAGTTCATTCTTTTGTGCATCTTCAAGAGCCTTCATTTGTGCTTCTTTTGCTCTTTGTGCTTCATTAGTGCGGTATTGTTGAGCAGCTCTTGCTGCTGATGCAATGTCACCTCTGGATAATGCATCGGCAATATCTAATTGATCTTTTTGTTGTGCAAGAATTTGATCATTAAGTTTTGCAATTTCTTCTAAAGCTTTTTTACGTTCTTCATATTTTTTATTGATTTTAGCTTCTTTTAGACCAATAATTTTAAGTGCAGCATTAATCCTATTCATTCTTCTTTGAAGTGGGCTAATTGTTTCTTCAGATGATCCACCAGAACCAGTATCTCCACCAACAGTCTCTGTACCGCCGTTGTCATTGCCGCTACTACCATCGCCACTACCTTTGCTGCCTTTAATTCTAGAAAATGTCCATTCAACAAAGCCTTCTGGTGTTGGGTCTTTCCCTGTCATTTCTTTCGCTAGTGCTGCATAAAGCCTATATGCTTCGCTACTCTTATTAACTGTTCCTGTAGCAGCTACCGTCATTTGTGCAATATATTGTTTCTTTTGTTTTGCTGGAAGTCCTTGAAAAACTTTGCTATCTTTAATAGTTTTTGCAAGTTCTTTATCTCCAACTATTTTTACTATAGCATCAAGTTGAGCTTTTTCACTAGTTGCATTTTTAAAGTCTTCCCACTTTGCTTTTACATTGTCTAGAGCGTTAGCCATTTGACCAATACTTCCAGGGGCAGTTGTAAGACTATTATCTGCTGAGAATGCAAGTGATTCGGCAATTGCTCCTGCCGATGCATTTGATGTTGATGCAACATTTACTAATGTGTCAATCTGGTTTTCATTACCAGAAGCTTTTAGTTGTTCTATAGCATTTAATACGTCTACCTCTCCCTTAGCAGTAATTGCTAGGTCATAGTTTGCACCAAAAGTTTTATTTTTTGCACCGTATCCAAGCAACACTTCAATAGACTCTGCTGATAGTGTTCCAGACTCTAACTGTGTTTGAAGTCTTAACTTAAAGTCGGCATTGTCTGCCCCAAGATTATTAATTTTTTCTGCTGTTTTGTATGTGGCATTATCCGTGCCACCAGTTGCAGTCTGTATATTTGTCAAGAATCCACTATCAAACTCTCCACCCAATGCTGCTTTTTGCAAAACCACAGTGTCGTATATTTGTGTAGCAGTCTTATTTTGTTTATCTAAGGCATCTGCTCGTTCTCTTTCTAGTGCATTTATTTCTTTTTGTGTTTTTGCCTCTTTAACTTTTGCATCATATGCTGCATTGATTGTGTCAATTCCTCCCACTGCTTTTCCATAAGCATTGACACCCTCTGTAGCTAATCCAAGATTTGCATCAACTCTGTTTCCATATCCAAGATCATATGATGTTGTACGACCCTGAATAGAAGCCAGGTCTGCTTCAGATGTCAGTGCGGCAGTTTGTGTTAAATCTCTAGTATAGGTTTTAAACTGTCCAGATGCTGCAGTGGTAATTCCAACATTTCCAGCCATTGCTCCAAGAGCTGCAATAATTTCTGTACCTTGCTCTTCTGTAATAACGCCTTGTGCTACAGCATTTGCCATATTAGATGCAACGGACTTTCCAATTTCTTCCGAGGATATTCCAGACTGTTGCTGAAGTTTAACACCTGCAAGAAGTTTTTGACCACTTTCCATTTCTGTAATATATTGCTGTCCAGCCGACATTTGTTTTTCAGTAACATTTGTCAACGCAGCGTCTTGCTTTATTTTTCTTTGTTCTGTTAAACTTACAGTTCCAAAATCTTCAGACATTTGTTCAAGTGCTGATTGGCTCATTACAGTGGCATTAGCTAGTTCAATAGTTTTTTTACGTTGTTCTTCCATTGCAGCATTAAGCGACATGACAACGCCAACCAC